CTGGTAGAGAAATCTCCCCCCAAGCCAGTCGGGATTGGGGTAAAGTTGTATAAGTGTTTTGAAGTTATCTTCGACGTGTATCGTCTGTTTGGCTTTGAGTCTAAGCTGGATCCAGTGAATACTGTGAACCATTGGTTTAAACTTACCAAGGCGTCAGAAGGGAATTGGGTGAAGGTGATCAAATATAAGATCGCCGCCTTCTTCTCCTTCTACCTTGACCAACAGATACCCGAGCGACCGTTCAAAGGAGTGGATGATAATCCAGCAATCCTATTGGGTGGTGGAGCGTACCGTTGGGCACGGAGCAAGCTCTTTAGATGGGATCTCAAACGTAAGTTAGAGTTCCTATCCTCAGTGCTTAACTCCAAGTCCGGTATGCCGCGCGTAGAAGTTGAGAATGTCCGTCTGGCCGAGGCTGATACTGTCAAAAAATTGACAACAGCACGGTCAGAACGCAAGTTGCGAAGAACGGACTTCTTGGTTTCTTGGGCTGATGCCGATCAATACCCTCCGGGTGTATCTATCACTCTTACGAAAGAGAATATCAAACATGAACTTCGACGGACTGTCGATGAGCTGTTTGCTTACTCTAGTAAGAAGAAGGATATTTTCCGGCCTTTCTTTCCATCCACATCGTCCAACTACAATAACACCATCAAAGAGGGTGGTGCGGTTGGAACGATCCTCCGTCATCCCTACCTTTTAGAAGGTCTGAGGAAGAGTGGAGGTTGGTTGAAAATAGAGGAAGTATCGAAAGGTTTACCACTTGACCCTGAATGGGACGGTGACGAACGTGAGGAAGATGTCGGGGGTGGGCTAGTTACTGTCGTTAAAGACGGAGTAACTACGTATGTGCCTGTCCCCCTAGATGATGTGGACGTCGTTTACACATATGACGAAACGGAACTAGGATCCAAATTTGAGGATCTTATGCGGCGGGCGGAAATTTTAGCATTAGATGAAAATCCAATGGTAAAGCCGGTCGGCCTCATAGAACCCCTCAAAGTTCGTGTTATCACGAAGGGTCCACCCATAACTTACTTCGTGTTGAAGCCAGTCTGGAAGGCCATGCATTCTATTTTAAGAATGACAAAGACCTTTCGACTTATAGGCAAACCGAACAGTGAATGGGAGATCCTTGATATCCTAGGTCGTGTACTCAAAGACGATGAAGAATTTTTATCGGGCGACTACCGAGCTGCTACAGACAATCTGTATGGATTTGTATCCAATACGATTGCCCGTAGAGTCTGTAATGCTGCCAACCTTGATCTAACCGAAGTCCAGGAAGAGCTCTTTATCAGAGCACTTACTGGTCATCTGTTTGAAGGGGCCGACGGCACTCTAGAACGACAGCAAAGTGGTCAGTTGATGGGTTCAATCGTCTCATTCCCTGTCCTCTGCATAGCAAATGCTGCTGCAGTAAGATGGAGTATGGAGATCACGGAACGTAAAGTCAAAATGTTGAAGGACACGGCGATGGCCATTAATGGCGATGACGTAGCTGCTAAAGTTAAAATTGGAACTTATCCCATCTGGGAGAGAATTACCGGGGCTTTTGGCCTGGAAAATTCAATTGGGAAGACTTTTGTCT